ACAGGACATCTATGGCCGAGAACGAAAACTATTTCACAAGCTTCAATAAACCCTTACCCGAAGTGACTCCTGTTGAAGAACCTCAAGTAGCTGACTTACCTCCGCTCCAAGAGAGTGTTGAGGTAGACGTTGCAGACCTATCTCACACGCCGTATGTCCTACCTGATATTGCAGACGTGAGCATTGAGGAATACCAAGAATTGCCTGAGATACTTCCTACAGTGGATGAATTTGATCTACCACCTTTGGAGTCGTAATGGCAACACCTGAGAAGAAAGTCAAAGTTAAAGTTTGCGGTATTCTGAAAAAATTGGGGGCATATTATTTCTATGCCTCCACAGGTGGCTATGGTTCTAGTGGTGTCCCCGACATCATTGCATGCTACAAAGGAAAGTTTTTTGGTATTGAATGCAAAGCTAACGGCAACAAGCCTACGGCCTTGCAACAGAAACACCTAAGAGATATATCTGTGCAAGGAGGTATATCATTATTGATTGACGAAACAAACATAGATATGCTAGAGTATTATGTCACAGGTAAGCAAAAGTTTAATATTAACAAAAGAGAGGAGTAAACAACATGCAATTCCCTGAAATAGTAAGACAAGAACTTTATAAAGCAAGTAGTAAACTTGGTAGTGGAGAGAAATTTAGTCAGTTATCTCTATCCGAACGGAATATGATTATAGGGCGAATAAACAAAGTTATTTTTACATTAATTGATACTCACCCGCAATATTTTTCTCATAAGGGACTAGCTGATTATATGAGACTTAAAAATATTTATCTGAAGCAAGAAGCTCGTAGACGTATTAAATGAAAAATGATAACGTAAACAGACCGGCACATTACACTCAAGGTAAGGTCGAGTGTATTGACGCTATTGAGTCAGCAACTATTGGATTAATTGGTATTGTTGCAGTTTGTGTTGCCAATGTTATTAAGTATGTGTGGAGGTTCGCACGAAAGAATGGCGTTGAAGACCTAGACAAAGCCGATTATTATTTACAAAAACTTAGAAAGAAAGTGAGAGAAAATAATGAGTAGAGATTTATTCAGAAGAACTCGGAGTTTATTACTAGACCACATAAGATTACTCAATCAACACAGACTAGGCGACATACATGTTGAGGACGCCCAAAGCATAGTTGATGAAATTAACATACTATTACAATCAGATGAACTAAAAGAGATTGAGCAACATATCGACGACGCAGAACGGAGGACTGTTTCCGAAGATTTAGCCGAAGAAATATTGAATGGTAAATACTGTGTTGGTGGACATTGTGAGGACTAAACAGTTTATAATACTAGATTTAGAAGAAGAACCCTTACGAAAGTTTTATCACAAACGCGACGCAGAATGGTTTATTAAAGATAAGCCGGACTGTACCATTAAAACTATTCTAACGGAACAACTATCTACCGAATTGAGCCATGAAGAATTTACGGCCAAATACGGTGAACCACTTTTTTAAGAAAGGAATAAGATGCCAAGAAGTAGTTACAGCGAAGCAATGCAACAAGAGTTTATAGATCGTGCGAATAAATTTATGAAAGATAATCCTAAGACTTCAAGAGCAAGGGTAGCTCAATACGCAGGAGTTTCTGTATCAGTGTTGGAAAGCTATGAGAAGCAAGGAAGAATTAAATTACCTGCCGTACTATCTCAGAAACAAATACGCAAACTTAGCCCATGGGCTACAAATCTAGGGGATTTAAGTGGCGGACGAAGCTGATTTAGCTAACGACGAGATAGAGCATCAATTAAAACGGAAGCTTGACTCTATTAATACTGATACGCCTGAGAATGATACAGGTAAATGTATTTGGTGTGATGCATCTATTAAAGAAAAAGATGGACGGCGTTGGTGTTCTATTGAATGTAGGGACGAGCATCAGTGGTATGCTAACAAACTATGACAACCAAATCACCATGCAAAAACTATTGTCGTTACGAATCATTCGAGGGAGAGCAAGTATGCCAAGCTTGTGGCAGGACATATGATGATCTTGAAGTTTGGCTTTCTGCCTCCGACTCTACTAAAAAAGATATAAAAAAACATGCGAAAGAAAGGCTTAAAAGATTCAAACATGCTAAAAATCGGTAAAGCAATATGTCATAAATGTGGGGACTCTGCTAAATTTAATTGTGGAGGTAAGTGGTATTGTGGATATAGAAGCAAACTAGGGGAGTTTAATATGCAAGGATATTGCAAACAAGAACAGAGAAAGGACAAGAGTGGCAAATCTAATAACGATTGACTTTGAAACATTCTATGACACAGGCTATGGCCTCAATCGATTAACTACTGAAGAATACATCAACGACCCACGATTCCAGGTTATAGGTATGGGTATTAAAATTAACGACGGCGACGTCAAGTTCTATGTCGGTGAGGAACAGGTATCAAAAGTGCTTGCCTCAATTGACTGGGAAAATAGCCTCTTGCTTTGTCACAACACCATGTTTGATGGCGCAATTATTAAATGGCACTTTGGGTTCACCGCTAGTGCTTATCTTGATACGTTATGTTTGGCACGCGCCTTGCATGGTGTAGATGCAGGAGGTTCACTTAAAGCATTGGCTGAACGTTACAAACTAGGAGAGAAAGGCACAGAGGTGCTTGACGCTAAAGGTAAACGACTCGAGGACTTCCAAGAGTATCAGCTTAAACAATACGGACTATACTGCAAGAATGACGTTAAGCTTACCTACGACTTATTTAATATTCTCGAAAAGAAGTTTAAAGGCAGTAAAGAGTGGATGCTTATTGATGCCACACTTCGTATGTTTATTGAACCAAAATTAAAACTTAATCGAGAACTTTTACAGCAGAGACTTATTGAGATCAAAGAAGAAAAGTCAAACATGCTTTCAAGTTTACAGGCTCGGCTTAATGTAGAAACCAAAGAAGAGGTGCGTAAAGTATTAGCAAGTAATCAACAGTTTGCTAAACTTCTCGAAGAGCATGGCGCAGTCGTGCCAATGAAAGAAAGTCCAACAACAGGGGAACAAACTTTCGCACTATCCAAAAGCGACGAGGAATTCTTAGCTCTTTGTGAACATGAAAATCCATTCATACAAGACCTCTGTGCTGTTCGACTCGGCACTAAATCTACCATAGAAGAATCTCGCATTGAACGGTTCATCCAAATAGCAGAAAGAAACAATGGGTATCTACCTATACCACTCAAGTATTATGGGGCGCATACAGGGCGATGGGCAGGCGTAGACAAAGTTAACTTCCAAAACTTACCTAGTCGTGACGCCAAAAAGAAAGCTTTGAAACAAGCAATCATCGCGCCTGAAGGGCATGTCGTTATAAACGTAGACTCATCACAGATTGAAGCAAGGGTATTAGTTTGGTTAGCAGGACAGCATGATGTGTTGCAACAATTTGCTAATGGTGAAGATGTGTATGTGAACTTTGCAAGGCGCGTTTATAACCGTAATGATATTACTAAAACACAACGAGCTGTTGCCAAGACATGTATTTTGGGATTAGGATTTGGGACTGGGTGGCGCAAACTACAAAACGTATTGAAACTCAATGCGGGACAAGATATGTCAGACCAAGAATCCGAACAGCTAGTGAAACTTTATCGTGAAGTCAACCACGAGGTCGTAAAACTTTGGCAAGAATGCGATCGAGCATTATCAGACATGGCATCATGGCCTGCCGACAAACTTCCTTATTATTTAGATGACCGCAAAGCTATCTTAGTTACGCCGGAAGGTCTCAAACTACCCAACAATCTATACATACATTACCCTAATTTAAAATTAAATGATGGAGACTACACATACAATTCCAGACGAGGAACAATAAAAATCTGGGGTGGGGCAGTCGTTGAGAATATTGTCCAAGCTTTAGCGCGTATTGTTATTGGAGATCAAATGTGTGACATTGCGCGAAGCTATGCACCTGTATTAACTGTGCATGACGCCCTTGTTTATGTTGTGCCTGAAAAGGACGCAGATACCGCTTTAGATTTTATTAAAAACAAAATGAGCACGGCGCCGGAGTGGGCTAAAGGATTGCCAGTGACATGTGAGGGGGGCTATGCAAGTAACTACGGAGACTGTTAAATCATCAGATTGTTATTTTGAACTTCCCTATCAATCAGAGTTTACTACAAAACTTTATCTTGCTTGCCAAATGGCAAAGGATACTGACTGGGTGCAGT